GAACTAGAACAGGTGTGTCAGGTAGATTTAATACTAACTATAATACTTTTAGAAACTTACGATTATATGCTAGAGGTGAACAGTCTGTTCAAAAATACAAAGACGAACTAGCAATCAATGGTGATTTATCATATCTTAATTTAGATTGGAAACCAGTTCCTATTATACCGAAGTTTGTAGATATAGTAGTTAATGGCATGGATAACAAGTTGTATGATGTTAAAGCTTACGCTCAAGATCCAGCTTCAATGCAAGAAAGAACTAAATACGCAGAAGCTCTACTTAGGGATATACAAGCTAAAGAGCTTATAGATCAAATTCAGCAAGTATCAGGTATGAACATGTATTCTACTGCTAACCCAGAAGAGCTACCTCAAAACAAAGAGGAACTAGATGTTCATATGCAATTAACGTATAAGCAGTCTATAGAAATAGCCGAAGAAGAAGCAATAAACAATACGTTAGCCTTTAATAAATATGATTTAACTAGACGTAGAATTGCTCAAGACTTAGTGATATTAGGTATAGGTGCTGTTAAAACTAATTTTAACCTATCTGAAGGGGTTACTGTGGATTACGTAGATCCTGCTAATCTAGTTTATTCATATACTACTGATCCAAATTTTCAAGACTTATGGTACGTTGGAGAGGTTAAGTATATAAGTTTAGCCGAAATTTGGACGTAGAGATGGTAACAGCATTGCTGTTTTATATTTTGAATACAAAACTTATCAAGATCAAGTATTTAAAATAAAACAAGGACCTACAGGTTTAGAAAAAGCGTTAGAAAAGCCAGACACTTTCAACCCACCTAAAAACGATAACTTCGATAGAGTAGTAAGATCTATAGAGGTTTTGTATGAAGGAGCTAAAATACTCGGTCATGAAATGATGTTAAAATGGGAATTAGCTAAAAACATGGTAAGACCAGACGCTAATCTAGTTAAGGTTAACATGAATTACAACATATGTGCACCTAAAATGTATAAAGGGCGTATAGAATCTTTAGTAGGTCGTATGACAGGTCTTAGATGTTGATGGTTTAGCAGAGGTAGATCTTGGTAATGGTACTAATTACAACCCAGCAGAAGCATTAAATATGTATTTCCAAACTGGTAGTATTATCGGTAGATCTATGACTCAAGATGGTGGCGCTAATCCTGGCAAAGTTCCTATACAAGAACTACAAAGTTCTAGTGGTGGGGCTAAAATGCAAAGTCTTATACAAACTTATCAGTATTACTTACAAATGATGAGAGATGTAACTGGACTTAACGAAGCTAGAGATGGTAGTATGCCTAATGAAAAATCGTTGGTAGGTTTACAAAAACTAGCTGCCGCTAATAGTAATACAGCTACAAAACATATTGTTCAAGCTAGTTTATATTTATCTGCTAAAACTTGTGAAAACATATCATTTAGAATAGCAGATGCTTTAGAACACCCATTAACTAGAGAAGCACTAAGAAATAGTATAAGTTCGTACAATGTAGGTACATTAGAAGATATGTACAATTTAAACTTGTATGAGTTTGGTATATACTTAGAATTAACACCTGATGAAGAAGAAAAGCAAATGTTAGAACAAAACATTCAAGCGTTCAAGCGTCTATACAACAAGGTAGTATAGATCTAGAAGATGCTATAGAGTTGAGAGAAATAAAGAATTTAAAATTAGCTAATCAAGTATTAAAGTTTAAAAGAAAACAAAAAGCAGCGGCTGATAAAGAGGCTCAAATGGCTCAAATACAAGCTCAAGCTAATGCGCAGGCTGAGACAGCTGAAAGAACAGCAATGGCGGAGGTACAAAAAAGACAAGCTATGGCTGAAACAGAGCTTCAAATAGAACAAGGCAAAAGCACTTTTGCTATAAAGAAAATGGAGCAAGAAGCTGTAATAAAAAGACAGTTAATGGAGATGCAACATAAATTTGATTTAGAATTAAAGCAAATGGAAGTTAATAGAGTCTCTGAAAAAGAAAAACTAATTGAAGATCGTAAAGATCAAAGAACAAGGCTAGAAGGAACACAACAAAGTGAGATGATTAGCCAAAGACAAATGAACTTACCATCTATTAACTTTAACGAAACCCAACCAGGTGACGTTTTACAATAGGGTATTTTAATTATTAACTATTATATTATATTATGTCAGAAGAAATAAAAGAAACAGCTGGTGGCGAATTAACTCAAGGTGAATTTAAAATTAAAAAGAAACCTAAGAAATTAGTTGATTCAATCAAACCAGTAGTAAAATTAGATTTATCTAAAAAAGAAGAACCAAAAGAAGAAACTGTTACTAAAGTTGAAGTTAAAAACGAAGAAACACAACAGGAAAACCCAATATCAGAAATTGTAAAAGAAGAACCAAAAGAAGAAAAGGTTGAAAAAGTTACACAAGAAATAAAAGAAGAGCCAAAAAGAGAAAGAATAGTAGAACTACCAACTGATTTAAAAAAAGTTGTAGATTTTATGGAAGATACTGGTGGCTCTTTACAAGATTATGTTAGATTAAATCAAGATTATTCTAAGTTGGATGAAACGACTCTACTTAGAGAATACTATAAAAATACTAAACCACATTTAGATTCAGAAGAAATTGACTTTATAATGGAGGATAATTTTCATTATGATGAAGAAGTGGATGAAGACCGCGATATAAGAAAAAAGAAACTCGCGAGAAAAGAGGAAATTGCAAAGGCTAGAAACTTTTTAGAAGATACTAAAAATAAATACTACGAGGAAATCAAGTTGAGACCTAAAGTAAATGAAGATCAAAGAAAAGCTCTAGACTTTTTCAATAGATACAACGACAAACAGCAACACTTAAA